TCCGGCTGGATGGCAATAATATCCTTCATTACCTGCTCAAGGCGGCGGTGTTCTTCTTCCGATTTGTCAGGTTTACCGGATAGCTCTTTATACTCCTCTACAAGTCTTTCGAGGGCATCCGCCTGATCACGGCTCGCTTCTGTGGTCTCCAAAACCTTGTCGTAATAAGCTGCCATATCTCGGTTTGTGCTGGCAATTGCCACCCCGAGAGCGGCAACGGCACCAACTGCGGCTAGTACAACCGGGTTAAGGGATCCAATCAGCGGCACCAAATTGCCAACAAGACCGGCAAGCTTGCCTGCGCTTGATACGATGGTTCCGACAACTACGACCAAAGGTCCAATGGCAGCCGCTAATGCACCTATAGTTACGATAATGCGCTGGATCGATGGATCCAAATTGGCTAACCAGTCTGCAAATTGGCCGACCTTTTCGATTATCGCCGTTAGTGGCGGCAAGAGTATCTCACCAAACGTAATCGCCACATCCTGCAGCCGGTTCCGCATGATCTCCAGCTTGGACGCTGTGGTCTCGTACCTCTGTGCAGCCTCGTTGGTAAGAGCTATATTTTCTTCCCACGCCTGCGTTCCAAGCTGAATTGACTCGGTGAACAAATCACCAGCACCAGCAGCGCGAAGTAAAGCGTCCCGCATCCTAACTTCGGTGATACCCATATCATCCAGCACCTTAATGGCGCTGATTCCCTGTTCTTCAGTCCGCTGCAAGCCGGTAATAAAGGCGATAAGAGCTTCCGCAGCGTTTTCACGGAATTGTCGAGCAAATTGGTCCGCGCTCATGCCAGCAACAGCGGCGAACTGCTCCAACTTCTCGCTGCCAGTTTCGGCTGCCAGCTGCATCTGGACCATAACCTTGGAAAAAGCGGAGCCACCAGCTTGAGCTTCAATACCCACAGAGCTAAGAGCACCGGCCAGGGACAGAATCTCCGCCTCGGTCATGCCAACTTGGCTACCAGCACCTGCAAGCCGGAGACCCATTTCAACGATTTCTGCTTCTGTGGTGGCCAAATTGTTACCCAGTGCCACAATGGTGGAACCGAGCTTGTCAAACTCGGACTGCGGCATCTGAGTGATATTGGCCAGCCGCGCCAGAGCTGTGGCCGCTTCTTCTGCCGACATGTTCGTGCTCTCGCCCAGGTCGATCATGGTCCGCGTGAAGGATAGAATGTGCTCGTTGGCAATACCTAATTGACCGGCGGCCTCGGCGACACCGGCGATCTCAGTAGCAGCCGCCGGGATCTCCTTGGCCATCTCTCGGATGCCCTCGGCCAGTGCGGCAAACTCATCTTCGGTCGCATCTACCGTCTTACGAACGCCAGCAAAGGCGCTCTCAAAATCGATGGCCGTCTTAGCCGATACAGCCCCTAGAGCAGTCAACGGGGCCGTCAAGCGTGTGCTCAGCGTCTTACCCACATCGGTAAGCTGCTTGCCAACATCTTGGAGCTTTTTCCCCGCCTCCTGCATACGCTGATTGAACTCGTGATTCTGCAGGTTGACGGCTTTAAGCTGTTTCTCGTAGTTCTTTAACTGACTTTCGGTCTTAATAAGTTCACGCTGGAAGGCGCGGTATTGCTCTTCGCTGATTTTCCCTTCCTGGAACTGCTGATTGACCTGAGCCTGGACGTCTTTCAGCCTGTCCAGTTTCTCGCGAGCATTTTCAACTTGATCGGCAAGGAGTTTCTGTTTCTGCGCCAAAAGCTCAGTATCGTGGGGGTTGAACTTAAGGAGCCGCTCAACTCCCCGCAGCTCTTTGGATACTTCTCGCGACGCCTTATTGACATCCTTCAGCGCCGCATCAAGTCCCGTAGTATCTGCGCCAATTTGGACTGTGATCCCCTTAATCGTAGCCAACCCGATCTCACCTGCCTTTATACCCAAGACAGGCATGGCTCGCTACTTACTGTGCGGCTCGCTCTGTTCTCTGATTTTCACTTTTACGATTTTCTTGCATCGAGGGCACTTGATTTCCACTTCCGCCTTACCTCGAGCAACAAACAATTTCCAATCACATAAGGGGCACCTAACCTCTTTCACCCGTTACGCACCCCCTTACATCAAAAACTTGTCAATATCTTCTTGGGTGGCCGGACGTATCTGTTCGGTGTTCTGTGACTCTAAATCTGGGAAATAAATCTCGGTAAACTCCAAGAAATCTCGAACACGAAATAGGGCCAACTCATCAAATGAGAGGCCCATCTTTTTCGCGTTCGCCAGGATTAGCAGATCAATTCTGCCTCCAAATGGTTTGCTTCGTTCATTGTTCCTTCGATTCTGGAGCAGATTTTCCGGAACGAAAGAAACCATCCGTGGCCTCTTCTACCACATCAATTATCCACTGCGGATCATCAAATCCGATGGTTTCAAATTGTGCCAACCACTCTTCGAACTTCGGAAATACATCAGCCGGTTTGGCCGCCTTGTTCATCGCATAGGTTATTTGGAACAAGCTGATCATATCTAGAGACGAAAAATCTCCATCTTGCAGTGATTGCAAGGATTGCAGTTTGATAATGTCAGTAATCAGGTCCCGGTCAAACTCTTGCTTATAGTAAAGGAGGGCCAGCGGATTGGCCCTCAGCTGGATCTCTTTACCTCCGATAGTAGTCGTACGCATGTTTCATATCCCTCCTAGGCTACAGAATCCGGCAATGTAACATCGTCATACCAAGCATCAAATACTGTGGCATTGGTCTCGTCACGCTCAATAACACTCTTAACGATCTTCTTGCCGTTATGGTCCATAGGCAAGACAGTCACATTGAGAGTCTCGGTCGTAGGTGTTGCAGAATCAGTGGTGGTTGCAGCGTTATCCGCCGGACGGCTGGCGATGCAGTTGTAGTATACAAACCTGCGATTGCGTGCGTCGCCTTGAACTTGTCCCATCAGGGCAAATTCCGTGGGCTGACCATCAGCGATTTCAACTAGCATACCGTTGTCGTCGATCTCCCAACCTAGCATCTCTGCGAGCACTTCGGTTGGTAGCAGTGCCATCTCTAGCGTACCTGTATAACCGTTATTGCTGTAGCGGACGTAATACTTGCGGTTGTCTGCATAAAATGCATCTTCTCCACCATCAGGGTTCATAGCTAGGTTGACAGCACCCTCGATGTGCACCGGAGTTTTCCAGCCGTCATCATCTTTGAAAGCAATATGGACTTGTTCAAGTCCGAACTTCACCTTATTAGCCATTCGTTTATCCTCCTATCAGTTGAATATCATAGACAACCTGGAACATGTTCTCAGAATCAATAAAGCCCGGCGAGGACTTCCCGTAGGGAATCCGCTGGGCTTTGAGCCAATTCTCGACTTTTCTCTCAGTAGTCGGGTCTTTCAGCGCGGTATAGAGCTCCAATCGGTAGTTGCCTATGTCGAAGTAGTTGTGGTTATCCGCCATCAAATCATCATTGTCATCGTGTAGAATCACCGTGTAGGGTAGAGGCGGCGCTTTAGCCCACTTGTGGTAGACGCAAGGGAGCCCTATGCTCCGCATCCCTGTTATCACATCTGGGTAGGTCAAACTAACCACCCCTCTCCAGGATCTGTTCTACCTTTCTCTCAAAATCCGGCAAATGCCGTTCCTCGGCGGGCTTGATGTGGGGCCTACCTTCCACCCTCCCACCTCCGCGTTTGGCATGGCCGTGTTCAAGAAGGTGTGTTAACTGTGGCTTTGTCTTGTTGTGTACCCTGTAACTTCCCGGAGCTTCCTTGCGGCGCGTCCAGCCTTTGGCGTACTCGCCCGTGTCTTTGGGCGAGGTTTCCCGCAGGTCGGCTACCATGGC